GATCGGCCACGACCTGCCGATGCCCAGCTTACGTAGATGGTCAGCGATGTCTTGATTGGTCAGTCCTGATGAGTAGAGCAACTCATGCAGGAGGATAGCACTGCCACGCTTGTAAACCGCAACCACCGCCGTTGGATCGTTGGTGTATCCCCAGTCCAAGCCGATGGCGACGAGCTTGTCACCCGCAAAGTCAATGCCGTCGACCTGCTGCCAGTCGTCGAAGACCACGCCCTGCAATGATCCGACCTCACCCAAGCCGTAGACCTTCCACCAGTTCGCCCAGTACGTCGATGTCGCCGCCTTGACCTGCGCCGCTTCGATGTCGTCGCGGATCGTCGCCGGCAGTGCCTCGTTGTCGCGGTATGTCAGCACCAGCAACTCACTGTCTTGCTCGGCTAAGACCTCCGTGTGCGCCCAGAACTCCGACACCGGGTTGAAGTCGATGTAGATGGCTTCGCTCGTTCTGATGGCCAGCTGATGGTACGCCTCAAACTCGATGTTGTTGGCCTCGTTGATGTATAGCACCTGCCGCCGTGCGCCGCGTAGCTTCGCCTCTTGGTCTGCGCTGAAGAACTCAATCGTGCTACCGTTGGCAAACGTGTAGGTTAGCAGCGTCTTGTTCCATCCTTCGTCGCGCCAGCGGTTCGTCCACTGCATGACCTTTCCAAAATCCTTCATCGCACCACGTCGCAGGTGCGGGATTGATTCAGATACGACGCTGATCTCGGTCTTGGCCTTGGCAGCTATGTGGATTAGGACTGCGAGGATTGCGTAGGTCTTGCCCGCGCTCGTTCCGCCTTGGATGACTTTCTTGCGAGCCGTCATCCGCCTGATGCGCTTTATCGCGGTGGTGTGATGAAATGCCATTTGTAACCGAGGTGGGGTTCGAACCCACGTTTACAACTTCTGTTTACGGTCGGGGTGCGCACTCCCTAATTGTCGTTTTACCACTTAAACTACTTCGGTTGTTTTGTCCAGTTTTTTTGTCAATAAACTGGACATTTGCAGCCAGGACAGGATTCGAACCTGTACACTCTCGATAAGCTAAGTAGCTTTTTAAAGCAAATCCTATTTCAACCTATGCGTCTACCAATTCCGCCACCTGACTATTTAATCCTAAAGATGCTCCCCGAATCCGTGTTGAGTGGCTACCAACCGAGGGTTTTCCAAGTAGCGACCAATCTCTTTGTATGCAGCCTCAATGCTTGTGAACGCAATACTCTTGCATCCAACCTTGACAACACATCCCCTGTCGAATGGAAGAATACCAATCTCCCAGCGTTTTAGGATGTCGAGCTTTCTGCGCTCATCTCTTTGCTCTTCGCTTTCGCAAGGTTCGGTTGGTGCGTTGCATACTGGACTCTCTTCAAGGCATTGTGGCAAATCTTGTTCAACATCGGTTGGTTTTGGTACATGAGCGTTTATCATTTTATTTTGGTTCAGGTTACACAAATATACACTACTTCTCCCCAATTTCCCCCTTCAGCTTTTCAACGTAGACCGCCGCATCCATCAACTCCTCCTGCAAGTGCTGCAGCCATTGCAGTGGAGAAAGGTCATCGCGCTCCATCGTAGTGCCGTACTTCTCCTTGCCCTTTTCCGCTCTTGTCCTAAGTTGGACAACAACGGCCTCGGTGATTGCGTCAGTCATTGGTGACGTGGTTGATGCGTGCCTGTGCTATTGCGACGTACTCGGCCTCGCGCTCAATGCCGATGAAGCTAAAGCCCTCCAGTGCAGCCGCTTTACCTGTGCTTCCTGAACCCATGAACGGATCGAGGACTATGCCGTTAGGCGGTGTCACGAGGCGGCAGAGGTAGCGCATGAGGTCGGTAGGTTTAACTGTGCTATGAATGTTGCGCCCGTCGCTTGCGCTTATTCTGAACTGCATTTGAGATTGCGCAGGGTTTGCACCAAGGGCTGATGCCGTCGCTTCGTCGATAGTAATTGTCAACGTGTTCGACGTTGCCGCACTTACGGCAGGGTTTGTACCATCCGTCTGGACGCAACTCACACCCGGAATGTATCCGCTTGTGATGCAGTGCGCTAATGCACGTAAGGTTCTCGATTCGATTGTCGAGCTTATCTCCGTTGATGTGGTGTATTTGGTAGCCATCTGAAATCTCTCCATAAACTGATTCCCAAACAACAACGTGCTCCATTCGGGCGCGTTTTTGTGTTGCACAGTAGATTCGACGGTAACCCTTGGCGGTGATGTTGCCGTATCCACCAACAGCCGTACTTGCAGGTCCTCTTTTTCCCATGCTGCAAATATACTAATTATCTCGATACTGTCAAGCCCCGCATCCCTATCCGCCTTGCTCGCCTTGGCGCAGTAGAAGAAGCGGGCGGCGCTGCCTGCGTCCCCAAGTCCATGCCCGCCTGTTTTCTTTCCACCAGCAAACATGCTGTTTTTATAGCCGTCACCACCTACGCTTTTGCTGTACGGAAACAACGCCACCACCTCCTCACTTCCATCGTGAATGAAGTTGGCAGGCCAGCGGCCAGCTGCGTCAGGCTTTGCGTCGCGCGCGTAATTGCTGCCACTCATTGACCTGTTCTCGGAAGCCTTGGAGCCTGTTTGACTCCAGCCAGAAGCGTCGCTTATGTCCCTTCCCACCCTACACCCATCCACGTTAATCGCACCCGTGCCGTGTTGCAGGACGTTCTCCGCTACCGTGCCAATCAGCGGCTTCCGAGCCACTGTAATCGGTTCGAGTGCGGGTTTGAGCGCAGTCCCCCAGCCTTGCCATTGCTTCGCTTCGGGGGTGGCGGGGGCGGTGATATAGCCATTGCCTTTACCATTAAAATTTATTGCGCTATTCCTTTCCCTGTCATTCGGGTTTCGCCCAACCACCTCCCGCTCCGCACCTGCCGCCTTATCAATCGCCTTGCTCACATCCAACGACTTCGGAAACCCCGACCCATACACCCACGCAATCATATCGCGTATCTCAAACCCCGCGTCCTCAATCCGCACGGCCATTCTATGCTGCGTCCTCGTCCCCGCAAAGGCCAGCAAGTGACCACCGGGCTTCAACACCCGAAGGCACTCCGCCCACACCATGACACCCGGCACATCGTAGTCCCACTTCTTACCCATGAACGACAGGCCATACGGCGGATCAGTAACAACAGCGTCAACGCTGCAATCAGGCATAGCACGCAAGACCTCGATGCAGTCGCCGTGTATTAGTTCAGTCATTGAATAGCGGCTGTTCGATTTTGACTTCAGCTTGTGTCTTATCAGCCAAGCCGTTGAGGCGCTGCGTGATGCTCGTATTGTAGATGCCAGTCATGCCGCCCCTGATTTGGTCAGCGCGGATCGTGGTCTTGATGCGCGTACAGATTTCCACAAATTTGTCGTATCTCCCATCCGGATTGGTGAAGTATTGGTCGATGCTCTTGCCGATTCCCTGCTCATAGCAATAGACTTGAAAGCCCTCAAACGTCAGTGGGTTCTCACGCTCACGATGCACTTTATCGGCCTTGACGCCAACATAGTCTTCAACCAGTACAGGTGTTGCCTTCGCTTTCTTGCAATAGTCGGAAAACGCCTCCCACATTTCGTCAGGCGTTTCAAAACTCGGTGGTCTGCCTGCTTTATTCATGCCTCCATGTTTGTAACGATGTCAATGATCTTTTCTATGACCGCGACCTTGGCGTGCATCGCGTTGGGTGCTGTGCTGTCTTCGAGCGAATCCAACACGTTTGACAGGTTTGTCAACAGGTGTCCGCGATCCTGCCAGTCGAGTGCTCGCGCGTCCTGTTCCGCTGTGATGTCGGGTTGTGTCTGCATGTCAATCTTCGTTTAGTTCGCCTAATTCTCGTAGCTTGTTCCTGCTCCAGCCAAGCGCAGCCTTGCCGCCCCAAAGCAGGTAGCTGATGTATCCGCAGTCGCTGGTGCTATCTGCGTTGTCGTAGTACGTTTCCGCCCGCGACAGGTAGCTATGCATGCGCTTGATCGTTTCAACGCTGATCCCTTCGCCCTTGGCAAGCTGCTGCGCCCTAACCTTGCCTGTCTGCGTCGCGCACTTGTTGCCGTTGCGCTCATTGAGTTCAATTCCGCGCTTGGCGTTGTTCTTGACGCCATCTCCGTAGTCCGCGTAGGTGTCCTGGAATTTAGTCTTGACCTGCGAGCTGCACACGGCTAAGCGCTGCGCTGCATCCGGGTATTCACTAAGCATCGTATCATCTCCCATACACCTGGCGATGAACTCATGACGGCTTTCAGTATCGTTAGGCTTGGGTATCGGCATTGTTGGAAATCGTTATCGGCTTGCTGTTGTGGTTAGCGTCAATCGCTGCGTACATCCTGGTCAGCCCTTCAATAACGCAGGTGGCGCACCACCAGTTCACTGGAGGGTAGCCAAGCGTCTCGTTGATCCGTGCCAGTTTGTTCACGTCATCCGGTGGGATGCGTAGGGTGTGGCTCGCCTGGTATCGATCCAGGTAGACGCGGAGCGCCTGTGCTTCGAGCAGTTCAGTGGTGGTCAGAGCTTGCATGTTGTTGCGATTGCGACAGCGGCACCGGCTGATGCCAGTCCCACGACAATACAAAGATAGGGCGAAATAGGGATAGCAATGATCAGGCCGATCCAAAATGCCAGGCACGTCATGCAGCTCAACGGCTTGCGCTTGAATATCGGCATGCGGTAGAATGATGCCGGCAGCGCGTAAACTCTGGTCACCGCTATTGATGCCAGGGCCGACAGTATGATGATGATGAGCAAGTGATTCATAGGTTCTCGTTAATAGCCTTTTTTAAGCGTTCTTTAATCTTCTCAATCGAATAGCAGATAGACCTGTATGGTATTCCTGTCTGTTGGCTCAGTCGCTTCATGTTCCAGGTCTTCATGTGTTCAGCGAGCAGGTGCTTGTCGTATGGGAAGTCCCCGGGCTTTGCCCAGCGTTCTATCTCCGCCAGGCAGATGTCCCAGGATCGCTCCATGATTGCCTCGTATGGCTCGTACTCTTGGTCGTGTATGTTTGCGTCGATGGTGACGCGGTCTTCGAGGTGCCGGTACTTCTGTGCGAATGGTGACTTAGGCCCTCTGTATAAGTTGAGAGCCACTCGCACCGCATAGTAGTGCAGGTAGCCGTCGGCGTGCATTCGGATAATCTTGCCTTCGTCTTTTTCGAGTAGAACGATGGCCACTTCTTGCTCAAGGTCCTTTGCGTAACGCGGCGGTGCGATGTTAGTCGCAATCTGCGCCAGTGTGCCGGTGCTAACAAGGTCAGCAATGATTTGACGTGCCTCCACATTGGTCGCAAATATACATAGTATCTTTTGGTCTGATGTTGTGAGGTTCGTGGCGCTTAATCTCTTTTAGCTGGGCTATCTCCATCAGCGTCATCTGCATTTTACTGCGCATCAAGTGCATGAGGCAATATCGCGCTTCGGCGACTTCGCGGTGACGGTCTTGGCTCTGCATCTGACGCAGGCCAACGCCGGTGCGCTTGGTGACCTGTTCCGCGTAGTAGTAGAACTCCTTTTGTCTGTTCATTGGTTGGTGGTTTATGCTCCAGTTAAATCGATGCCTACGGCGCGGCAGAACTCCGCCTGCGACCTGATTATTTCGTAGCGGAAGCCGTGGCTTTCTACCAGCTGCTGCCACTGCTTCTGCGCTTCGCTTTGCCTGCCCTTAGCGACCTTGAACTCAAGGAAGGTGACCGGGTTGGTCAGGTACGTCATATCGGCAACACCTGCGACCATGCCCATCCCTTTCAGGATTGCGCCCTGTATCGCATTCACGGCGTTATTGTGGTTGAGGTAGAGCAAGCCGTATTCACGCGGCTTAAGTTTGCAGAATAGCTTGAAGCAGGCTTTCTGCAAGTTCGCTTCAGAATGGGATGCCATCTTTGTCTTCGGATTGATAGAACTGATTGCGTGGGTACTGATAGACCGATTGAACCTCGGCGAAGGTTGTGTAAATATCGATGAATTTCAGTTTACATTCACCGACCATGCCGTTGCGGTTCTTGGCGATTATGATCTCGGTGCTGTCGTCCTCCAACTCTTTGTCGTAGTATTTCGGCCGGTGAAGGAAGGTGACTGTGTCTGCGTTCTGCTCTATGCCGCCGCTGCTCCGCAGGTCTGAAAGCATCGGCCGCTTGTTGGCGCGGCTTTCATTGGCGCGCGACAGCTGGCTCATCACTACCATCGGCAGCCTGTGTGCCTTGGCTATGATCTTCAAGTCACGCGTCAGGTCTTCAAAGAACTGGTTCTGGTTAGCGATGTGTGCAGGTATTGACGGCGTTATGATCTGCAGGTAGTCGACGAACACGACCTCGGCGTTGGTGCGCTGGATGTAGCTTTTGATTTTACCGATGCGCATGTCGCCGTCGTCAACTACGGTCATCGGCAGCTTGGCTATTTCGTCGCAGGTCTTGAAAAGCTTATCGACCTGCTGATCCGACAGCCGGGCAGGTGTCTTCAGGATCATCGTGTTGTGAACTTCGGCCAGTTGGGATAGCATGCGCACTACCAACTCTTCGTCGCTCATTTCAAGCGACAGGAACAGGACGCGTTTGCCAGCCTTCGCCATGTTGACGGCCAGCGACAGGCTGAACGCGGTCTTGCCCATGGCAGGCCGCGCGGCTATGATGTTCAGGGTTGAGGGCATGAGGTAGCCAAGTACGTTGTCAACCGATGAGTAGCCGGTGCTGATGCCTGCCTCTGCCCTGCCCTCGCGCTTATCCATGACCTTCTGCATGACTGCCGAGGCTGTGCGCTTCAGCGTTGGCAACTGGTTGCCTGTGAGCATAGCGTCGAGCGCTTCCAGGTTCGAGGTGTGCAGCTGCATGATCTCCAGCGATGACATAACGTTCTGCTTCAGATGTTCGTTGGCGTCGAGTAGCGCCTGTCGCAACTTGCGCTTCACCCAGTCCTCGCAGTGATCCACGAGGTGCGTTGTCAGGTGCGCGTGGCCTGCCGCCTTCATGTCAATTTCGGTCAAGCGTAATGCCATGTCCTTCGGGAAGCGCTGATCCTTCTTGCAGGCAATCGCCAGCGTCATGATGTCGACTGGCTTGTTGTCGATGTATAGCTGTTGCATAACCTGAAACAGTTGTTGCATCAGGGAGTCGTCGAAGAAGTCGACCTTGTTTTCAATGAACGCAATACCCTCCGCCAGCGCGTTGCGGTCTTGCATCATGATGCCTATGATCGTCGTATCGCTCATTGCACTGGAGGTTTACCAAGCTTGCGGCGGACTTCATTTTCGTAGGCAATCGGATCTTCCCACGCTTGCTTCTTAGGCAGCGGCTTGACGTCTTGGTATCGCACCCAGTGGTTGAAATGCCGCTTGTACTCGCTGATGTTCGGGTGCGCTTTGTCTGTCAGCTTGCAGTGCTTGTGGAAGAAATCCATCAATCGCAGGACTTCGTCTTTTGTCGTTTTCAGCTGGACTGCATACAATTCAATAAAGGCGATGTCACTTATGCACGATTCGTGCGCATCATCATTAACATTATGATTTACATATGCATTTACATTCTCATTTACATTCTCATTATCATTATCATTGGTTTTTTCTTGAGATAACCTAAATGCGTTTAGGTTTTCTGATGCGGAAACCTGAATTGATTTAGGTTTTCCGTTATCAAAACCTGATGTCGGTCTGCCTCCTTTTTTGCCTCGGTCGTACTTTTCCTTTGAACTGTCAAGGTTGCCGCGCACCACCTCAAACAAAGCCTGCAGGTGTGGCGTTAGCGCTGGCTCGGTTTCGTCCAGTGCATATTGAATAATTGCCATCAGTATTTGCAGCTGTTCAGCTTCAGGTAGATGCTGAACCGCATTGTAAAACGTACGGTAGAAGATGAATGATTTTCTCATTTGTTATTGTTTAGGGTAAAAAAAAGCCCCGACTGGTCGTAGCAGTCGGGGCAGGCCAAGGTAGCGGCTTTGCTTACGTTCACAAGCGGCTACGACCTCGCTGGCAAACTCTATCACAAATATACAACATTAAGTCATATTGCGACCTCGCCGGTCGTGTTCGTCTGC